GGGTTGACGGAATATACGCACAGTGGGATACCATGGACTTGAATCTCGATCCAACATCCAACGCCAGTCTGTGGCAAACCACTGCAACATTAGCCAAGTGGGTCGACCCATGGCCCCGGCCAAGTGTGTGATAGCAGTGTCCACTGAGATCACAACATCCAAACAACTCATCAATGCGGCTGTGTCAGCAAAACTTTGTATACTTCCAGGATACACAGTCACACCAATGGCAGCCAGTGCAGCTTCTTCTTCGGCCGTGACATCTACCTGCAGGTTGATCCATTCATATTGGGGATTGTTTCGCACCAGTTCAAACATGGTTTCAAAAGGCATGCCTTTGTGTTGATTCAGCCAGGCATCTCTGCGACCTGACCAAGAAAATCCCACTCGCATGCGTGTTTTGGCTCCCAACCGTTGCAGCCATTGTTTTGCGTCAGTATCTTGAGGGTTGATATAACTTATGGATTTGGCCAGATTGTCTATGGTCACACCCAGCACACCAGGTATGCTCATGATGGGAATCCAGTAGTCAAACTCAGGAGGAGTGTCAGTGTATCTACCCACCCAGTCAACAATGCTGGCGTTGGCCAACAATGGAATCATGCCATCAGTGACCTGGAACAATATTTTTGCTCCGGCGGCGTGCAAATTAAACAAGAATCTGCAAAACTGTATGTTGTCTCCGTGCCCTTGTTCGCCCACTACCAATATGATCTTGTCCCGTAGATCCTGACCAGTCCAGCGAGGTTGAGCATGCTGTGGTAATGACCCTGCCAGGTGTTCGTACTGCCAACGTGCTTCGTAGGCCGGCCAGCCACGAGCATAGTCACCCTGGATCAAATAACTCACAGCCAAGTTGAACTGTGCTGTGACATTGTTGGGATCTATTTCAGCAGCATATTGTAAAAATGGTATGCCACGTCGGGGTTGTCCACACTCACGCATGACATTGCCATAGTTGTTGAATGCCGCGGCTGAATTGGGATCATGACACATGGCCAGCATGTAGCATTTGAGAGCTTGATCTGGACGGTTCTCACCGCGCAGTCTGTTGCCTTCTTCGATCAGTTGAGCAACGTCTGTGATTATTTCGTTTGAGTCCATGTCGATATTTACTACAATATTAGTGTGCAGTATTTTTATAGTCTATAAGTACAAAAATGAGTCAACGAATAAAAATTAATTCTTACACCGGATTTCAACCATTGAGATCGTGCATAATTGGCAAATCGTACCCTCCTGAATTCTATAATAAAATATCAAATCCAAAAGTTAGATCTGTCATGGAACGAGTGGCTTTTGAGACTGAGGAGGATTATCAAAAATTATCCAAACTTATTGAAAGTTTTGGCATCACAGTGTATCGACCTGAGATTAAAGATCAAAATAATTTTGAAGAGTACATGCTTATATTAGAAGATGGTAGAAGATGGTATCAGCCTCCTCCAATGAATCCAAGAGACCATTTGATGGTATCGGACAACAGAATGTTTGTGAGCCGACCGTATGGAGAACAGTATGTTGATTTTTTTGATAATATTATAACTCAAATTGACGGCGAAATACTTCACAAAAAAAATTTTCCTGAATTAGAAAATTTACAATACCCTAGTATAACTCGAGTAGGGCATGATATATATTTTGACAACACCATTGACAAATTGGTAATCAATAAACATTTTTCTAATTATCGAACACATGTTGTAAAAACTGGGGGACACAGCGATGGAGTATTTTGTCCAGTCACTCCAGGATTAATTGTCAGTTTGAAAGATGTTCCTACCTATGCAGAAACATTCCCAGATTGGGAAGTGGTATATTTGCCGGGACAAAGTTGGGCAAAGGTCAGTCCCTTTTTGAATCTGAAAAGAAAAAATCACGGCAAATGGTGGATCCCTGGTGAGGAAATGAACGATGACTTAGTTGATTTTGTTAATATCTGGCTTGACAAATGGGTAGGTTATGTAGAAGAAACAGTGTTTGATGTAAACATGCTGGTTATTGATGAAAAAAATGTTATTTGTAACAATTACAACAAAACAGTTTTTCGGGCCCTTGCTCAACACGGAGTAACACCGCACATTTGTAACTTTAGACATAGATATTTTTGGGACGGCGGCTTGCATTGTGTTAGTTTAGACCTATATCGAGAAGGAGGAAAAAATGATTTCTTCAACAAATAATCTTGTAATTGTTTTTTTTCCTGGCGCTGGCGGTCATCATCTTGCTAATTTATTATCTATCACTGGACGTTATCAATATATTGTAGATTACAGTAGATATTTCGTTGGTGGTGCAGATAGTAAACATGCTCACTATCAAGACGATTCTGCTGACAATTCAATATATCTTTGTCATTACGGTTCAGCGGATGATAGTCACATTGAAAAAATATCAGGACCAAACACACAATTTTTAGTAATACATTTCCCAATTAACAATAAGTTAGCATGGCGTAGAATAGAAATATACAATAAAATTAAATTAAGAAATTTTCACTTCAGACATGATTTAGAAAAAATGTATAAACCGCAGCATTTAGAAAAACTGTATCCTGGAAAATGGTCAACAGTGATGGCAGACGACCTATTCAGTGATAATACAGATTTATTGTTTGATAAATTAGAAAATTATTTGGGAATACAATTTGTTGACAGAGAACTGGGCAGTTCTCTTCATTTACAGTGGATAAAAAATATATCAGTCTGTTTAGGTACATAATAAAAATATAAATTTTACTAAATACAAGTCAACGCAATTCTGCGTTTTATGCGGTTTAACCCGCCGCGTAGCGACTAGAACTCGCATCGGACTTCTTTAAGGAGAAACAAAATGGGACGTCCTCTTAAAATACAAAAAACAAGCACAGGTTCAGGCAATGGCGGAGCATCCGTTGGTGTAGATCTTGGCTTTCCTAACTTTGGGTCATTGACTGCACCTGTAGTAAACACTGCTGACACACTCAACACCACTCAATATCTAGGCGTTGTGGGCGGTGCAGCACCTACCGACACACCCTCAGCAACCAACCCCAGAGTCGATGTTATAGTCAACATTGCTAACCCTTCAGGCACAGGCATTGGCGTGGCTCAGGGCTATATCATCCGCCAAAAAGGCAGCCACAAGTATCTAGTGGGCGATGTGACCGGCGTCAATGATGGTTCATTTGTGGTAGGGCAAGCCTATCAAATCAGCACTCTTGGCACAACCACTGACTGGCCTGCTGCTGGTGCACCTGCTAACTATGGCCTGGGCACTGTGTTCACTGCAACCTCAGTAGGCGGTTCCGGCGACGGCGCGGCTAACTCAGTGGGCGTGTGTGTGCTGGCAGACGATGTGACTCCAGCCGCAGGACTCATGGCCATTACGTTTACCATTGGCGATAGTACTGCTACCACAATCAGCAAACTCACCAACAAGTTCTTGTTGGACTGGACCGGCGGGTCAACCTATGCAGCCACTTCGGTAATTGCAGACAAACGATATGCCACCAACTTCTTCACCGACGAAGGCACAGTGATCAAGTCAGGCACCACTGGCGCTGCCAACACAGGCACTGTGACTGTTGGTCAACAGAATCTGTTGGATCTGGCCATTGTGGACAACGTTACTTCCTAATTTGTAACACTGTCAAGTCCTCCCTGATACATACAGGGGGGATTTTTTATGAGCGCAGCATTTGTATTGGGCAACGGCATCAGCCGACTGGCCGTGAACTTTGACCAGTTAAAACCACTGGGCAAAATCTACGGATGCAATGCCTTGTACAGAGAGTTTGAGCCGGATGTGTTGGTCAGCACAGATCGAGCTATTGCACACACCATTCAGAATTCTGGATACGCACAAAATCACACCATGTACACTAGAAAACCCTTGCTAGGCCTGGGCGCACGCTCGGTGCCACAGAGTTATTTTGGGTTTAGTTCTGGGCCTATTGCAGTGGGCCTGGCAGCTCTTGACCGCCACTTGGCTGTATATCTCATTGGATTTGACATGGGCCCGACTGCCAGCAACCGGTTCAACAATGTGTATGCTGACACAGAATTCTACAAAAAAAGCTCCAGTCTACCTACTTTTACCGGCAACTGGGTGCGACAAATAGTAACTGTTTGCCGAGATTTTCCAGA